TTATCTAGGAATACGCAGTCAGAAAATACTTAATAAGAAAATAAAATTGATGATGCGTGCAGAACTTCACGATCTGATTGATGAAAATAAACACAAATTCGGGATCGATCAGATCCAGTCTGTACACTACTTTATGAAAAAATACTGCATTGAATCAATAACTGAAGAAGCATTGCAGAAGGATTACCAGCGATGGAGAGACAATATAAGACGTTCAAGTAAAAAACGTCCATACAAGAAAAAATAGAAGTTTTTTTCACCTACGAAGTGTATCTTAATGTCCTTTTTTTGCAGGAATTTTGCCGGAAAGATGCCGGAAAAATGCGGAGTAATTGAATATCAAATAGTTATATAGTATGAGAACAAAGAAAACACCTTATTCAGCAGCTAATTCGCTTCGACTGATACCGATAGGCAAAATAAATCGTTTTGCCCTAATTATGTCACGTGCTTTTGTTTCCTTCCAAAATGGAGATTATGAGATTCCAATCGTGCCAGGATCATTTACACCTGACATCCAACCGGAAGAAGCAG